CAGAACAATCAGTGGTGCAGTAAAATCCCCCAAGTATACCTCTGGGACAGCGATTAAAGTAGCTCCTGGACATTATTTTGAGAATAACCCAATTGTTGTAAAACCTTACACATCTATTATGGGAAGTGATTTAAGAACAACAGCAATTGAACCAATTAATAAAACGCAAGATTTATTTCATGTTAATAGTTCTTGCTATATTTCTCAATTGCAAATTATTAATGGTAGAAGTGGTATAGTTGATCCTATGTTGGATAGAGGCGCATATACTGTTGCCTTTCCAATCAATTACGGATTTGATTTTACTGGATCCACCATTATAGGTAGCCAAGAAATTACAAATGTCTCGTCAACTGCTAGTATTGTTATTGGTATGGAGATTTTTGGATCAGGCTCATTTGCAAGTTTGATACCTATTGGGGCAACTGTAATATCTATTGACCCTATTAATAATAAAATAAAAATTTCTAGTAATGCGACCGCAACTACTACAAATGCAACATTGAAAACAGGTAAAATAACAGTATATAAATCACCATATATTCAAAACTGTACAAATCAATCTGGGCCATGGTTATATGACGGAACAATGTTCATCCCAAACCAAACAGTTCAAGTCCCAGTAGTTGTTGGCACGACCACTTTTGGATTGGATGGAATTCCAACTGATGTTATTGACGTGATTTTATCCGAAGGATCTGGGCTTATTGAAATAGGCATGTCAATTAATACTGCTCCACAAAATCAAGGATTTTTTTCTGCTAGAACATTGGTATTTGCAAATATTCAATTCATCCAAGAGCAAGTTTTAAAATATATTAGTGATAATATTGAAGCCGCGACAACTGGTATTTGGTATAATTTTACTTATGATTCCCAGAAATGCAGCAGGGATATTAGAATAATTCTTGAACATGTAATGTATGATACTACATTTGGCGGAAATTCAAAGTCAATACAGTGCGGTAAAGCATATTGGGATAACGCTATTAGTAAAATTTCTGGTGAAATTGCACAAACAATTGACGTGTTAGGCCATATAAAAACATTAGTTGCATTGATTATAGAAAATTCAACAGTTACCGACCTATATGCAGATACAACAGTAACCGCAGGTGAGTTTATACCAGGGAAAACATACACGATAGTGTCTTTAGGATCTACTAAATTTACTGATATTGGTGCAGAAAGTGATACTATTGGACTTAAATTCATTGCTACTGGGCCTGGTACAGGAACCGGTACTGCGAAATTTGGTATTTCGCAAGTTATTAATACCGCATTATCTGGTGGAGACATTGCATCACAGCCGTTTAATAATAATATTCAAATAATAGAAAACATTCTATCTTTTGGAATAGATGAATATATTGGACGTGAATATGAAAGCACTGGTCCAGAATTTGGTTTAGCAAGTGCTGAGTTATTGATAATCAATAATAGAACCTTTTTACAAAATTATATAGACGGATATATATCTGCCACCTACCCAACTTTTATATACAATAGAACAACTTGTAAGCGTGATCTCGGCTATATTATAGATGCGTTGGCTCATGATACATTATTGGGAGGAAATTCACGCACTATTGAAGTTGCAACTGCATATTATTATGCAAACAAATCAGTATTAACACAGCAAGAGCTATTAATTTGTTTGGATGCATTTTCTCGTTTGAACACAGCAATTCAAAGCGTTATACGTAACACTCGAATTTCACCAGATCAACTTGTTAATTTAGAATGGGATCATGGTGAAATTGCATCGGTTGCTATTGAAAAAAATGTTAATATCATTAAAGATATAGTTGAAAATGGTACAGGACTGGTAAGTATAAATCCAGCAGATACAACAAAAAAATATAGAAAACATATAGGCACAGCGTTATTTTCTGCAACCGGGATTTCCGCAGATGATGTACAAAAAGCTACTAAAATTGTAAATTACGTTTACACTGACTCAAATAGAGTTACATTATATTTGGATAACAAAACAGTTGGGGTTGGTAATAATTCAACATTATACATTGGTTTTCCAACAGTGTATCCTGTCGTAGAGTCAACAATTCCTTCAAGATGGGCTAACAGAAAGTGTGATCCATGGGGTGCAATGGGGGGAATGCTAATTGATGGAGATGTAGTAACAGATAATTCACCAATTCGTTCATTCGTTGCAGATGCGTTCACACAGGTAAATCAAGGTGGCCGTGGGATTAGGGTGACTAATCGTGGGTATGTGCAGTTAGTATCGGTGTTTACTGTTTTTAGTTCAATTGCGGTTCAAACTGATAATGGCGGAATTGCATCTATTACTAACTCAAACACTAACTTTGGTACATATTGTATGATTTCAAAAGGATATGGTCCTCGTGAATTTTCAGGAACGATATATAATCCAAAAAATTATACTTATAATTCTATATCTAATGAATTTGAATATAATGAATACTATCCATCTGGATTTTTTCCTAATAAACAACAAATTTGTGTATTCCTACCAGACATTAAATATAGACCACATATTTCATTGATGATGGAAATAATACCACCAACTGAGTATCTTAATGCACAAGGTAAACCTGGGTTTTTGACTGCTACTATCACGTTTTCGACAATTACAAGAGGTGATTTATCCATTAGTGGGATTAATCCTATTAATATGTACATTAACCAGCAAGTTTATATTTATGATCAATATGGTAATAATTATGATCCAGAGACAGGACAGTTGTATTTGTTAGAAGACACCTTTATTAGTGATATGGGTCCTGAAACAATTTATTTAAGTAAACCAGTTAACATGTCTGGTGGGGATGTGAATAATCCTAGTTATTTTACATTATTCACATGTGGTAATGCATATTATACTATTTTGTCTAGTACACCAGCCACTAATCCGTCAAACAGATCAGACGGATCAACTATATCACTAGGTGACAGTATTCTACCAGAAAAGCAAATTACAACTTTGCCACAGCCTGAAATAGCTTCACTGGTTGTATTAACTGAAATTGTTAAAAAAATTGTACGAAATGAGTCAGTAACTAGTACACAAGATATCGAAACACAAACAATTGACCCGAAACTATCACCATCCTATAACAAAGTGGCAATGGAGGCAATCATCACTGGATTGATGACTGATATTATTACAATATTAAGTAATCCAACTATTATTAAAGATGAGATATTAGCAGGTAAAACAGATGCTGAAATAGTAGCAGCTGGTGGAATTGATATTGAGTTAAAAACAGCTGGCGTTGTTGATAACGACCGAGGTGATGCAGCAAAATTGATATTATCAAATTTAAATTTCTGTGTAGAAGAAATTACTTCGTATATTGAAGAACAAATTAGGACTGCAAGTTCTGGTGCATGGTTTCAATTGGATTACAATAGTGATAAATGTAGACGAGATGTTAAATTAATATGTGTGAATTTGGCATATGATTTAACTAGTGGTGGTAATTACAATTCAGTATATTCTGGGTTATCTTATTATTCAAAAACTGGTACTTATCATATTGTTGAATTAGAAGATAATGTTAGAAACAGCGCATTATTCCCTGATGGAGCATTGGTGAATTTCTATCAAAGAAGTTATATGTCAGCATCTGGATATCTATTTGAGTATATTGGTTCAGGTACCAATTATGGTGCTTTGCCACAGGTTGGTAGAGCAGACCCGGTACAAGAAAATGAGGTAAATATGTTGGATGGTGGAAAAGTATTCTTCACATCAACAGATCAGAATGGTGATTTTAGAATAGGGTCAGATTTGGTAATTAGTCAAGCAACTGGAGTTCTGAGCGGAAGAACATTCCAAAAAAGTTTGTTTGCAGAAATGACTCCGTTTATTTTAGCAATTGAAGGTTAAGAGGATTTAATACATGGCATTAATACCATTAAATACGTTTAAAACAAAAACAGCAGTGTTATCAACACTCAAATATAACCAAGCAAAATGTGCTAGGGATACAGCATTGATAGTTGATTCAATTGCATATGATTTATTATTTGGCGGATCATCACAGACAGAATTTGCAGCAGTGCAGTATTGGTCACAAGGATCATCAAAAATTGATGGAGAAGTTTTTCAAACTATATCTGCTTTGCAACATGCGAAAGAAGTTGCATTAAAATTAATACTTAATATTGATATTGATGCATCAGTTGGTAACCAAATATCTCAAGATACAACATACCCAGAAAGTGACCTAGAATCACAATTATTAATTGAAAATGAATTCAACTTTATTATAGATATAATTGAAAATGGCACTGCTGGTGTTACTGATAAAATCATTAGTAACAGTGCACGTATTGATAGTAATTCTTCAATGGCAAAAGCTGTTACTATTTTACAAGCAAATAAAACCTTCATGCAACACGAAATAGTTGCATATGTTAACAACAGATTTGGTAAGGGATATGTTTATGATAAAGCAAAATGTTTACGCGATACCGGATTGATAGTTGATTCAATAGCGTTTGATTTGATGTTCAATGGATCCACTCAATCACTCTTTGCTGGGTTACAATATTGGTCACAAGGATCTACAAAAATTAATGGCGAGATCAACCAAACATCAGCCGCTGTTGATTTTGCAAAATCATTAATGAAAAAAATTGTGGTTAACGAAGTTATTACTAATACATCTGGTAATAAATTATCACAAATTATTAATACTGCTATTCCTGGTAATTTAACAAGCAAAAATAAAGTAGATACATTAATGTCAAAAATATCTAACATTATAGTAAATGGTACTGATGGCGTTACTGATGACATTCAACCAAATGGGTTAGCAACAAACGATACTGGATTATTAAATGCTTATACTTTATTACAAACAAATAAAAAATACATTCAAGCAGAAGTAATTGCTTGGATCAATTATAAAGTGGCATCAAATACACCACCATTTTCATATTCTTTTACGTATGATTCTGATAAATGCTATAGGGATATTGGGTATATAGTTGATTCTATATCATTTGACTTAAAATATGGTGGAAATAGACAAACAATCCAAGCTGGTGTTTATTACTATGGATTTTCTACAGATGTTAGCTTAATAGAAACTGAAAAAGCGGAAGCACTATCCGCTTATAAGTATCTTAATACCGTGGTAAATAATGTTATTTTAGGCCAACCAATAACAGCAATTTATCAAAGAGATGTATTACAGGACATTAGTTTAACACCTGGGTCATCATATGAGGCTGATGTTGCAACAGGGAATATTGAGTTAATCAGAAACATAATAAAATATGGACCAAACGGTGCATATGCATCACCATGGTCTAATTCTGTGAATTATGTCCCAGATGACGCAGTTGTTTATGATGGCCGTGTTTATGTAAGCAACACTATTAATATTAACAAAAACCCAACAACCAACCCATCTGATTGGAACATGGATGAACTTGGATTCACTACAGAACTAAATCCAATAAGTTTAAAACAAACTAATGATTATAATTTATTAAATTCTGCAAAAATTTTATTGGCTAATAAAGAATTTATTCAATCGGAAATTGTTGCTTATATTGATGCAATAACCCATTATACTGTTATATCATCATCTGAAATGAGGGCAGGTCATACTTATACAATTGTTACAACTGGCAATAGCGCATTTCATGATGCTGGTGCACCTTCTGGATTTGTACCTGGTGATACATTTGTCGCAACTGGTAGTGTTGGTGGAACTGGAACAGTATCCGTTGGGTTCACTTATCCAAACAGCACATTATATACCGCTGATAATTTATGTTTTAGAGATATTGGTTATATTGTTGATTGTATCAATTTTGATTTGACCTATCCTGGAAATCGTCAAGCTGCACAGGCAGGTGTGTATTATTACAATAATACAGCAGATACTTCGGTAGTTCCAACTGAAAAAACCGATACTATTAATGCATATAATTATATGGGTATTGTTATGTCGGCTATTGTAACAAATACTTTCCTAACACAAAGTGCAATTTCATCGTATAAAAATAAAAGTAAATATTTAAAAGCACCATATCAAAAAGATTTGAAACAAGATATGTCATACTATGTTCCAACTACTGGGAATCCTAGAAAATGTGATGAAATTGCATGGAACATTTACAATATTGATAGATCCCACCCATATGGTTTAGTTGATACATTGGTTAATATTATAAACAACGGTCCAAGTTTGGCTGGTGATCGTGTTCCAATCGCTAGTACACCAATTGATGATGAAGCATATCAAACTGCGTTTGATTTAATAATGCTTAATAAAGAGTATATTGTATCAGAAGTAATAGGATATATGAATGATCTTAAATCTCCGAATACAACTAAAATATATACAGCTCCTCCTGGTGTTACTTCTATTGTCTTAATGGCTCAAGTTGCTAATGTAACAGACCATGATATTAGTCTAACTTTTGCTCATTATAGAAATATACCAGTATTCCCGGACCCAGCAACATTAAATGGATACCAAGCAGGGGATACCGTTACTGAAATAGTAAAGGATTATATCATACCTCCAAACGATTCAGCATCGTTATTATCAGGGAAAATGATTATCGAAAGCTTCGATAGTATAGTAGCTTTTGCTAGTGAATCTAGTGGATTAAAAGTTACTCTCAGCATATTAGAGACTGCAAATGCCTAATTTATTAAGTGGAAGAAAACCGGTAATTCCGGCAACAAAATTAACATCATCAAGATATAAATATGTATCATTAGAACAAGCCCAGCCAGCACTGGGTTCGCCGGATGTGGACAGTAGTGTATTGATTGGGCGAACTGATGGAACAACTGAATGGATTCCTCAATCAGATATTCAAACAGACATCTTGCCTACTGAAAATGTATTATTTGTTTCAAAAAATGGTAATGATTTATATCCTGGAAATTCAATAACAGCGCCAAAACCGTCTATAACCTCTGCGATAAATTCTGCGGTGCCTGGAACAACTATTATTGTTTTTAGTGGTGAATATACTGAAAACAATCCTATTGTCTGTCCGGCAGATGTGACTATTATTGGTGAAGATTCAAGGGTTATTATTATTCCACAAAACCCGCAATTAGATGTATTTCATTTAAGTAGTGGATCTACTATTGAATTTATCACGGTTAAAGATCACCAATCACCGAGTTTTGCATTTTCTATATTGCCGTATGCGACATTTACAACAGCTCCTACTATTAAAGATTGTACCAGTATATCTGGACCATATTTGAATAATGGCGTGAAGTTTATACCGAATGAAACCGTGCAAAATCCATCGATAGGTGCAACTGCGTTGCCGTTGATAGCAAACAGCCAAGTACCAGATGCTGCGTATCGTATTAATTCATCTGGTGCCGGTGGTGGTGTTAGAGTAGATGGAGTTCTTTTCTCTATTTTATCTACTATAAAATACGCTTATGTGGATAAATTTATCGCAATAAATCAAGGTGGTATTGGTATTTTGGCGGAAAATGGTGCAACCATATATGCTGATTCGTGTATGACTAAATTTTGTTCAATAAGTTATAACGCTGAATCTGGTGCAACGTTGAATACGAATGCATGTTCAACTGAATACGGTGCATATGGATTGTTTAGTGACAATTATAATTATGATCCCTATATATCAAATGGGATAGTTTCTTCGTCTATCTATAGTCAACTACTATCAATAACCTTATCAAATCAAGGTGATGGATACGATCCAGCTAATTTAGAAATTTTAGTTGGTAGACAATGGACTCCTTCAACATACTATAATTTGTATGATCAAGTATGTTATGGTCCATACTTATATGTTGTTATCCTTTCTGGAACTAGTGATAGTGATCCAGCTAATTTCCCAACTCATTATGTTGGGTCAGAGTTAAATGGATCGGCTAGATTGGAGTATGCTGGATTAGCCGCAATTGTGACACCTACCGTAGTAGGTGGAAAAATTGTAGAAATTATAGTTGAAGATGGTGGATATGGGTATTCTGAATTACCTTCTATCACTTTTGTTGGTCCACATACTACAGAAGCAATTGCACAAGCATCTCTATCTGGTATTCAAGAATTTATTGTGTATGGAATTAATAAAGTTCCATTACAAAATACATTAATCGGATTTGCATCGACATCACCAAAGTATTTTATTTCATCAGTTGTGCAATTAACAGGAACAACTGCTAGTATTAAAGTAACACCTACTAAATTTAGTGTATTCGCTGGTGATTCGGTTAATATGTATTATTCAAGTATAATTAAATCAAATTCACATAATTTTGGCTATGTTGGGTCTGGTGTTACCTATAACGCATTGCCAACAAATTCAGGAGTACCAAGAAGTACACGTGAAATATATGAAACTAATTATGGAAAAGTATTTTGTTCTTCGATAAATGAGCGAGGGATTTATAAAGTTGGTACTGTATTTTCAGTTGATATATTAACAAAAACTACAACATTAGATGCATCAACTATTGACTTTACAAATTTAGGAGCAGTAGGACCGTTAATTAGAAATGGTGCACCTTCTGGGGTTCAATTAAAAGAAATTAGTAATGATCCAGAATTAAAGGCAAGTAATGGATTTATAGATCAATTTACCGTACCTACACAAGAAGCAATTGTAACATATTTAGAAAACAATTACATATCAACGAATGGCGATAGTCCACAGAATATCGTAGGTGAATTAACTATTAATGATTTGATATTTTCAGGTAATAGTATTAGAAGTGCCAATCCCAATCAAGATATTGTATTAACACCAAATGGGACTGGTAAATTAGATTTATCATCTAGTAGAATAATCAATGGTCTACCACCAATAAATGGAAATGATTTAGCAACAAAATCATATGTAGATTCTGTTGCATCGTCAGGGTTGCCTATTCTATCGTATACGACAACAACTGCTATTCCTACTGTTATAGACACGTTTGATACAACAGTATATAGAACTGCTAAATATCTTGTTCAAGTTACAAGCAATAATAAGTATCATTCTACTGAAATAATATTAATTCATGATGGAGCAAATGTTAATATTTCGCAATATGGTGAAATTTTTACAATATCTAAATTAGGAATTTTTTCTTCTAGTTTGGTATCTGGAATACTTAATTTGATTTTCACTCCAGACAATGATGCGACACAAATAAATGTACAGCGACAATATATAACTGTATAAAAAGGGGACAATGAACCTTGACTACAAATAACAAAACATTCAATATAAAAAACGGGTTAACCGTTGGTGAAACACCAGTAATTAATGCCATTGGTGAATGGATAGGACCTCCAGAAGGACTGGTCGGCTCCCCTGGATCAACTGGTCCACGTGGATATACCGGTATTAACGGTGCATCTGGTGTTAAAGGCTCAACTGGTGCATCAGGATCAACCGGCCCAATAGGTGCAACAGGATCACAGGGTGTTATAGGAAAAATCGGTGCTTCAGGGACACAAGGTGCATCTGGATCAACCGGTCCCATTGGATCAACCGGTCCAGTTGGTGCATCTGGATCAACCGGCCCTCGGGGATCAACTGGTGCAACCGGATCAACCGGTCCTATTGGTGCAACCGGTGTGAGGGGTGCCGATGCAGCAACAGGGGCAACTGGTGTCCAAGGATTACAAGGCATAATTGGATTGCGAGGATCAACTGGTCCTCAAGGTGCGTCTGGTGCAACTGGTGCAACCGGCCCTCGCGGAGCATCTGGATCAACAGGTCCTCAAGGTGCGTCTGGTGCAACTGGTCCGCAAGGATCAACTGGAGCATCTGGATCAACGGGTCCCCAAGGTGCGTCTGGTGCAACGGGTCCATTGGGAAATACAGGTTCAACTGGTGCCACAGGTGCAACAGGGCCGCAGGGTGCAACCGGTACACAAGGTGCATCCGGTTCAACTGGTCCACTAGGCTCAACCGGACCACAAGGTGCTTCTGGTATACAGGGTGCAAGCGGATCAACCGGGCCTCTTGGGGATCCTGGTGCAACCGGCTCAACCGGACCACAGGGCGCTTCTGGCTCAACCGGACCTATTGGTACAACCGGACCACTTGGCCCAACTGGATCAACTGGTGCAACCGGTTCAACCGGACCACAAGGCGCTTCTGGATCAACCGGACCTATTGGATCGACTGGTGCTTCTGGCTCAACCGGCCCTCAAGGTGCATCGGGTGCACAAGGAGCATCTGGATCAACTGGTCCATTGGGATCAACCGGTGCTACCGGACCACAGGGTTCATCTGGTGCAAGCGGTGCACAAGGAGCTTCCGGTCCACTGGGGGATCCAGGTGCTACCGGATCAACGGGACCGCAGGGGCAGCAAGGTTTGACTGGTCAACCTGGTGCATCTGGTGCAACAGGTCCAACAGGCTCAACAGGCTCAACCGGCGCTACCGGACCTCAAGGTGCATCTGGATCAACTGGTCCATTGGGATCAACCGGTGCTTCCGGTGCAACTGGTCCACGGGGTTCTACTGGCGCATCTGGATCAACCGGTCCTTTAGGATCATCTGGATCAACAGGTTCTACCGGTGCTTCTGGTCCTACTGGGGTTGGTGCAACTGGCCCACGCGGTCCAGCAGGACCAATTGGATCAACCGGAGCAACTGGTCCACGTGGATCAACTGGCGCTTCTGGGCCACAGGGTCCGACTGGCGCACCGGGTACAACAGGGCCACAGGGAAGCCAAGGGACACAAGGCCCTACCGGATCATCTGGCGCTAGTGGTGCAACCGGCCCCCAGGGTTCTACTGGTGCTTCTGGCCCAAAAGGAGATCCGGGTGACACCGGCCCTATTGGATCTACTGGTGCAACCGGCCCAAAAGGAAATCCTGGCGCTACCGGCCCTCAAGGGTCAACGGGATCATCGGGCGCTACCGGCCCTCAAGGACCCGGAGGATCACCTGGTGGTATTGGGAATCCTGGATCTCCGGGACTAGGTGGATCTCCGGGACCAGGTGGATCTCCGGGACTAGGTGGATCGCCAGGATCTGGTGGATCGCCAGGGGCACCTGGTTTATTTCCTGGGGCCACTAGTGCTCAGGTAAATTCACTAGGGGTTGGCACAGGGGCATTAGCTACTGTTGGGACTATTGTTGCAACAAATAACATATATGCATACTATTCGGATAAGCGATTAAAAGAAAATGTCAAAGAAATTGAAAATGCCACTGACTTATTAAACGAGATAAGAGGGGTGAGATTTACCCAAAATTCATATGCAGAGAGATTTGGATACAATAATTATAAACCGCAAGTAGGTGTTATAGCACAAGAAATACAAAAAGTATTACCGGAAGCTGTATCATTAGCACCATTTGACATGGATTATTATGGAAACAGTATAACCGGTGATAATTATTTAACTGTTCAGTATGAAAAATTAGTGCCATTGCTAATTCAAGCTATTAAAGAACAAAATGCTGAAATAAATATACTACTTGATTTTGTGAACAAACATGACAGAAAATAAAAATTTTGGTATTGAACATGGATTAACGGTTGGTAACACCACTGTCATTGATGAGAATGGTAATTGGGTGGGTAATCGCTCTCCGTATATTGGATCTACCGGCCCACGAGGTTCTACCGGCCCACAAGGAGCGGTTGGTTCAACCGGGAATATGGGGCCACTTGGTATATCATCTGGGGGACCATTGGGTCCCACTGGAACAACTGGTGCGTCAGGCGCAACCGGCTCAACCGGTTACCTTGGTAAAATAGGAACACCTGGGCCAACTGGCTATATTGGGGTAATTGGACAATCAGCTATTGGGACGACTGGTTTTAAAGGAACAACCGGCGTAGTTGGGCCAACTGGATTAGCAGGGTTTTATGGTAGACCTACTCGTGGAGCATCGGGCCCACGGGGAGCATCTGGTGCAACGGGACCAAGCGGATCAACAGGACCAAAAGGATTGGTTGAAACCACTAATGTACAAGGAGCATCTGGTGCAACGGGTGTTACCGGGGTGATTGGTGCTACTGGATTTCAAATTACCGGTGAGATTGGATCTACTGGATACAAAGGTGCAACTGGATTACCTGGTATCTCGGGTGATGGATACATCGGAGCAACTGGTGTGACCGGAATCCCTGGTGCTACCGGGGTGTATGGAATACTGGGTGCCTCTGGAGGCTATAATATTGGGACAACTGGCCCGGATGGAATGCAAGGGCTTGCTGGAATTCAGGGACCAACAGGAACTGCAAACGATGCAATTGGGGTAACAAATGTAGCTGGTGCAACGGGTGCAACTGGAGTAATTGGTATACCTGGCGCAACTGGCCCAATGGTTAAAGGTGCTACTGGAGTAATTGGTGAGCAAGGTATTATAGGTTCAACTGGTCGCCCAGGAATCGGCGCAACTGGTGTTATAGGTGTAATTGGTGCTACCGGATTACCGGGGGATTTGGGAATGGGTGCATCTGGCGCCGGTGGGCTTGGTGCATCTGGGCCGACTGGTTACATTGGCGAGGACGGGATTATCGGTCAAGACGGTGCATCTGGTTCACCATATTCGTCTGCTGGTAGTTCAGGATACAGAGGGTCAACAGGATCCACTGGTGCATCTGGACCACAAGGTACACAAGGTGAAATTAACTCCATATTTAACGGCGCTACTGGGCCACAAGGCCCAATTGGATCAGCCGGGTCATCTGGTATTGGAATAACTGGTGGTTCTGGATATATCGGGGATCAAGGTCTGACCGGGCTATCTGGACCTGGTGGAGAGGGTTTGCCTGGTCCACCTGGTGCCACTGGTGTTCGTGGGGCATCATCACCGGAAGGATTACCAGGCGCAACAGGTCCAGAATCAGTCGGGATTCAAGGGGAATCGGGTGTAGATGGCTTAACAGGTGGGCAAGGTGCATCGGGTGTAATTCAAGTTGGTACTCAAGGTGCGTCTGGTGCAACTGGATCGACTGGACCATTGGGAATTACTGGATTTACTGGATACTCAGGAATACAAGGTTCAACTGGAGGAAAAGGATCAATAGGATTAGTCGGAGTCCAATCGACTACATTAGCATCACAAGGACAAAAGGGACCTACGGGTGACCCGGGTATGCAATATCCTGGTTTAGGCCCAACTGGGCCTACCGGATCTACCGGATCCACTGGTGCATCTGGGCCTACCGGATCCACTGGTGCATCTGGGCCTAAAGGATCTACCGGATCCACTGGTGCATCTGGGCCTAAAGGATCTACCGGATCTACCGGATCCACTGGTGCATCTGGGCCATTATCGACGACTGATACGCCACAATTATATGCGTTGGGTGTTGGTAGAGCACCATTGGCAACAGGTGGAACCATTGTGGCAACTGATGATATTACGGGTTATTATGGATATTCTGATATACGTTTGAAAGAAAACATTATTGAAATAGAAAATGCGTTGGAGATGGTCGATGCCATTCGTGGTGTTAAATTTACTCAAAATAAATTTGCGGAAAATTTCGGTTATAAAGATTATAAGTCCCAAGTTGGAGTTATTGCACAAGAAGTGCACCAAGTATTACCAGAAGTTATTTCAATAGCTCCTTTTGATATGGATCCATATGAAAGAAGCAAATCCGGTGAGAATTATCTAACCGTTCAATACGAAAAAATAATACCACTCTTGTTGCAAGCAGTTAAAGAACGTCAAGCACAAATAAATTTTATCAAGTCATTTTTTGAGAAATAAATAGTTGACATTATACCTGATATCAGGTATAATGCATTTTATAAAGGATGAACGATGAAAGGTGAATGGTGTTATTATAATCGATATTTTGATCGAGAAACGTGTGCTAAAATATTAGAACTTGGGTTACAATTACCTGTACAAGATGCAATCATTGGGTTGAATAACGGTCACGTTGATAATAATTGGCGAAGATCTAAAGTTCGTTTTATACAAAAAACAAACCCTGATTTTGCATTCCTATTCGATGCAATGTGGAAAATGGCAGTTGAAGCTAACGATCAATGGTTTAAAGTACACATATCAAAGATGGATTATATTCAATTAGCTGAATATGATTCTTCATATTTGGGTGAATATAAAAAACATCATGATGTATTTTGGTTAAATAATGATCCAGAATATCATAGAAAAATAACGGCAGTTGTGCAACTGTCAGACCCATCTGAATATCATGGTGGTAATCTAGAATTTATCGACGTTGGTGCTCATCCAAGTCCAGATGATATAAGAAACCAAGGTTCTGTCGTATTCTTTCCGTCCTTTATATTACATCAAGCAACTCAAGTAACCAGCGGCATACGGTATAGTTTAGCCTGTTGGTTTGACGGTCCAAAATGGAGATAAAATGAGATTTCATATATTAGGCTTGCCACATACAGTGTCAAGTAAAGAGTACGTCGCATGTGCGTACACCCAAAAAGTAGTAAAATTTAGTAAAATGATGATAGAACGAGGACACACTGTTATTCATTATGGGCATGAAGAATCTGATTTAGAGTGTACAGAACATGTTAATGTACTATCAACCGAAGATTGGAAAATTTCGTATGGTGATCACGATTGGCGTAAACATTTTTTTAAGTTTGATACTGGTGATCATGCATATCAAACATTCTATAAAAATGCAATTCGTGAAATTGAAACTAGAAAACAGCCATTAGATATTATTCTTCCTTTCTGGGGATCAGGCACACGCCCAATTTGTGATGCACACCAAGATCTAATTTGCGTTGAACCTGGTATTGGATATGCAGGTGGTCACTGGGCACGATACAAAATATTTGAATCATATGCAATATACCATGCATACTATGGATTAGAATCCGTGGGAACATGCAAACAAGGCTGGTATGATACTGTAATTCCCAATTATTTCGACCCGGATGATTTCACTTTTTCAGCAGAAAAAGATGATTATTTCTTATTTTTGGGAAGGGTATATGAGGGTAAAGGCATACACGTTGCCATCCAAGTTACTGAAGCAATCGGTGCTAAATTATTAGTGGCAGGACAAAATTCTTTACAAGATTGCGGTTATACAGAGATCCCATCACATGTTGAAGTTATCGGATATGCCGATGTTGAAACTCGCAGAAAATTGATGTCTAAAGCAAAAGGTGCATTTGTCGCAAGTATGTATAATGAACCATTTGGTGGAGTACAAATTGAATGCTTGTTATCTGGTACACCAACCATTACAACTGATTGGGGTGCATTCACTGAGAATAACATTCATGGAGTTACTGGTTATAGATGCAAAACATTTGAACATTTCACATGGGCTGCGAAAAATATTGATAAAATAAGTCCATATGATTGTAGAGAATGGGCAATCAATAATTTTTCACTTGATAGAGTAGCTGTCATGTATGAAGAATTTTTCAAGTCTGTGCTTGATATTCATACTGGTAATGGATGGTATGAACCGAATGATTCGCGAACTAATTTGGATTTTCTGAAAAAACAATATCCAATTAGTTCGTCAAACCAACTATTAAATTAAATCTATTATATCAAAAATGGTTTGAAGTTTAGTTCTCATAATTTTATTAGAGAAACTATTCTTTAAACCTTGATGCAATGGTTTTGGTGCGTAATCTATCGAACACCATGCCCATGCTATATGCTCTGAACTGAGTAGTGGGATAAATTCATTCTCGACCACGCATAAATAAGTATGAAAATTAAATACTTTGTCATTTGAAACAAAAGTCTCCAATGGTATAGTTTTTAATACATCTGGAAAACATCCAATTTCTTCTATTACTTCTCTTTGCAATCCTTGCCAAGGATTTTCACCGATTAAATTAGTTCCTCCAACTAATCCCCACGATCCTTGATGCTTACCAGTTGCTTTCTGAATTAGTAGAAATCTGTGGGTTGATTTTGCGTAAAACAGTGCGCCACTGCATACTATTTTGTCTTTTATAATATTAGTTTCCATGAACCTGACCTATACGTGCCGTCGAAGCTTTTACTCCAAGATACACCATTCCATAAATATTGTATACCTGTGTATATATTCGTTTGCCATATCATTGATTCAGTTTCTTTTGTTGAATTAAAAATAACACGCCATTCGTTCCCATCCCATTCAATTATATCATTAGCTAATGCAACGAAATCTACATTATAAAAAGACTTCCAACCATCAGGACCGTCGGTATTGATTTGGTGACCAATATCTTCAATTATTAAATACCGAGTACCTATGATAATTGATTGATCTTCTGATTCATTATTTGGTCGTTTTGGATTAAATGACAATGGATTTACAATTGCATCAAAAGTTCCTGGGCTAGTAGATCTATTTCCGCCTGAATTATAACCAGGATTGTAATCAAAAATACCTTGGCTATCAATCCCAGTATTTGTGTTCAATGTATCTTGGTCCCATTCTACCAATAATATGGATGGAGTAATATCATCGATTGAAACCGTCCCGACTATTTCTGATCCATCTGGTTGACGTAAATAAATTCTACTAACTCCTGGCGTAAAAGTGCCATTATAACCATCCAAAATTTTAACCCAACTAACTGGATTAGGAATATTATCTGGTAAACCAAAAGGTTCTGGTGGAACAGTATTAGTGTATTCATCGAGTAATGTAACATTATTACCGTAAACTGCAATATTATATTCTGAAATAGTGATATGTTTATTAGTAATAATATCTGACATAGTAATAGTTGGTCCAGTAGTGTCTACCCCTAACCCATCAATGTATCCATATGGACTTGCATCGCTTGATTTATGAATATTTGCAATTATATTAGTGATAACACCTAACTGTTTTACTTTGACTGGTGGACTTATCCATATTGGTGTATCAACAGTGATTGTAGCAACATCAATAGTTAAATTAGTTCCGGTTGGGACCGTTCTACTAGTCCATGTAATATCATCTAAATTTAATACTGTTAAACTAGTCCAATCGATAAAATTATCAGATGTTTGCAATTCCATGCTAGGGTTGAAAAATACTAATATTTGTTCTAAAATTTGCAATTTTTGATCAGTGCTTGATGCCCATATATCTATTTTCATTTTTAAACTGAACGGGGTTGGCATCAATCTTTCAACCGTATATGTTCTACCTTGTGAAGTTTGATAAGCATCAGCAAATTCATCTCGCTCTCTTATATGAACTTTACCAACATAAGTGGCATCTGCCATTCTATCTCGATCCATTTTTAATTCTGTGACATATATACTAATTCTTGGGACTGAGTTTACTGCATTCTCAGAATTTTGACGCATAATATTTGCGACTTGGCGGTCAGCATCACCATATAAAACTGGAACGCGGTGCAATGAACCATCACTGTATTTGACTACGAAATTACTAAAGACACGAATTGTCTGCGTTATATATCGTCTTATTTGTGAATCATAAAAAAATTGCAAGATTACTCTCCTTAAAAGTTGGCATCTGGACGCAACGCCTTTGATAAACTTTGGCGCTGTTCTTCTCTATAGTTATACAACGTAACATTCCAAGCACCATCAAAAGGTATTTCTTGAATTGTATTATCTATTATTGGTAATAGTATCTTTAATTTATCAGAGTTATTGACTGTGTAAGAATCAAACAAATCAGGAAAATCAGTAAATGCATACTCTAATTTGACTGTATTTGAAGATATAACAACATATAATGCAGTCTGAAAATTTATATTTGTGAAAACTTCGGTATCACCCATTTCTAATTTTACGATATCAGTACCAACTGGAGTATTATAAGTGTATGAAAGATTATTGATAAAACTTGTTTTCAAAGTTTGTCTGCTATCATTATTTGTCATAGTCATTCTTACTTTATCTTCGACACGCAACCAACTATTACCATTAAATCTAAACAATCTATTGGGTAAAAAATCTACCCGTAAGAAAAAGTCATCATTTAGTGGATTATCTGGAAATTGAACTCCAGTACCAAAATCAAATCCATTTACTGGAATGCCATCGCCTAACAAATATCCAGTATATCCAGATCGTAATGGTCGATGATTAGTAACTGGTGTATTGGGATCTATTGGTAAATTATCTGGGGTTTGAATGATGGTATCCCCAGTATTTTTATCAACAGCTAACGTAAAGAATTGTTGAGTTTCATACCCACTAAATGGCGCATCTACTTCTGCCTGATTTAATATGGCATCATTAATTTCTAATTCTTTAGTTCTGGTACTTAAAATATCTCTGACTGTTAAGGTAGAATCATCACTTGCTGGTAAATCTAAAATGTCAGAGAACTGTTGACTATCTGTTATTTTAGACAACCGTAATCTATATAAATGTGGGTACCAAGTAGCTGAAAATCCTTCACTAGCTCTACCAACATCTTCTATTACATAATATCTTGGTAGACTTACATCAAAATCATTGAGTGCAAAATCATCTTTCAAATGTGGTAGCTCCAACACATCACCACTTAATGGTTTTCTTCCTACGTAATTAATAAAATCATTAATATGCACAGTCATGTATAATGTGTCATTGTCTATAAACAACCCAAATTGACTTAAATTGAAATCGATATTTTGTACATTGTAATAACCTCTAATACGATATATTTCTTTATCATATTTTCTATCTCTATTTTCTAGAAGTAATAGATCTTGAATATTGGTTGGCGAATCTTCTGTATATACAGGTTGATCAGCAGATCCAGCGATATTATTAGATGTACCTAAAAATTTATGAACATACACATCGGTTCCACCGGCTTGGAACATTCGTGAAATTTGTCGATCTATGAATTTAAA